GCGAAAGTAGTCAGCGCCGCACGACTCCCGGAAAGGACCCTGCCAGAAACTCTTGGCAGGATTGGCAGTAAAGCCCAAGTCGTGTAGAACCCCGATCAGATGAGGAGCAGCGGCAGCGGTGACAATGATGTCGTCACCGTAAGCCACGGCTCTGTTCTCAATCCCAAAGACATCGCAAGTAGCACTCGCGAGTGCCCAGAAGATGAGCGTCTGTAAGGGGAAGGTGAACCCATTGCCCATATCGGAATACTTCTCGACGCGGATACGTTGCCCCTTATACCTCACGGTTGGGGTACGCCCGTAATCAAGAAGTGTGAGCCACTCCTCAGGAAGGAGGTGCTGCACAAGCCGATAAGCGATGGTATCACTCGCACTGCTTAGGTCGATGGTGGCTAGACTACCATCCAAGGAACCCACACGAGCCAAGCGCTGGTTCTGCGTCTGGTCGCGTGTGTTCAAACCCACCACCCCTATCCGATTTTCGATCACACGCCCCACCCCACGCTGAAACATCACGTTGAGTGAGGGCTGTTTGACGATCGTTCGATCGGTAGTGGCGGTTTTCGCAACGAAGTCCAGCTGGCCGTCCCTGACGAGGGAACGAAGCTGTTTTATACCACCCAACGCGAATTGCGCCCACCCAGGCATCATTGATGCCAGAGCAGGTAGGAGGGGTAGCAGACTCGCACTACACTGGAACCCCGCGCTTAGTTTTTGGCGCGGGTTGGACTTCCTTTTGGGGACGTCCGTGGTTGCTCCGTTACTGAACAGCAGCTCCAAGTCACACACATCAGGGGCCTCTCCTAAAACGCGGGATATTTTACGCTGGGCTGAATGTAGTACAGCCTCAACGCAAGGGCGGAATTGGAATCGCCCTTGAGTCCACGCCAGAAAGGTCTGATTGGTGACGCAGCACTGCTGCTCGGCAGCGACAAACTTCCCATATGCGACCGCTTCGCGATCGATATCTAGCGGGAGGCCCTGGTACTTTTGGAACAGTGCCAGTGCCTGCCTCAGATGGATTAGCGTGTGAACGCAATCTCCATCAGAGTAAGCAAGTTTGTACTCACATATGGCATGATAATTGCGATCGCTAACAAGCCGACGCAACTCAGCCACA